CATTTGTCCGGCACATGTATGAGCGTCAGATCCAGGCGCTGGACTTTGGGCAGAACCTGATGGCCGAGTGCCTGATCGTTGCTTCTGAGGCTCTGCCTGAGGAGCTGCTCAAGAATGGGGCGTTCTCGGCCGCCATGAAGATGGCCAATGGCATCCGAAAGAAAGATGGCTCTACCCTAGTAGAGGCATTCACTGAGCTCTTTCCCGAGTTGAGAAAATCCGGGACGACGCGCGAACTGAAGGAACTTGCCGGCAAGCATGCGAGAGGCGAAGACATCGCCTCCGATCTTCTTCGGCACTACAAGGAAGATCGGGCAAATTGGGAAGCGAAGCATGCGCAGCCGGATGACCCCGCGAAGGGGAGCCAGCCTGACCAACCGGCGGGTGTCAGAGCCGCTCCTGAGTCCGCGACGCGCCCGAAACGGCGCATGAACCTCGGCCGCGGCAAGGCTGGGAAGTAGGGGCGCTTCGCCGCTGAGGCTCGAAAGTTAGTGGGCGCTACGAGAAAATCCCTTGATTTCATGAGACTTCGCTCCAATATCCACGATGCTTCCTTTCCACTTCGACGCCATTGGATTCCTCTCTTCAGATTGCTCTGCGGTAAGTGCTTCGTCGAATGCCATTGATTTTGACAAACGAAATTGGTGTGCGAAAATTGCTTCACTTTTTCAACGACGTTTCGAGCGATCAATCTCACGAGGTGGCACACGCAGAAGCGTGTGCTTTTTTGCTCCACTTTGGAGTGCGTGAAGTTGGTTGAAGAAGCAGTTGAGGCCTTCAATGATCTTCATGCCAGTTTCTCCCGTTGCGGCCAAGCGTTCCTCTCACAAGTTGGGACGCCCGAATCTTGCTGCCGTGAAGAAGGCTGCCCGTCGAGTTTCCGCCTCAAGTTGCGGTCCTCGGGTAGAGGACGCTCGACGTGCATTTGGCTTTCTGCCGGCGGATGCTGCGGCCAAGGTCATTTGCTGGCCTGAACTCTAAGTTTTTTCCTCTATGCGGCTGAGCCTTCAAGTAAGAAGGCAAGGGATCGACTCGTTCACTCGAGACGATTTTCGCTTTGTCAGTAGCAAGCTTGCCACCGATCCTTCACGGCTCATCCTGGTTGGTGGGCAAGCGATCGAGGTGTGGGGAGTGTTGCTGGACGTTCCCAACCCGATCGGGGAAGCAAACCCTCTGACAGAAGATGTTGACTGGCTTGGTGGCAAGGTGGACGCAAAGTGGTTTTGCGACCTTCTAGGTCCCAAGGATTCGGTTGAACTGCAACTCGCGCCTGACTTTGACCCCAGTTTAAGTTCGGCCTTGGCCTATCTGGAACGTCCTGACGGGCGCATCCTACTCATGGACTTCATGAGGTCCATCGTTGGCCCGACCAGCGAACGCATTCACGACCTGGCTGTCACAGTTGAACTTCACGGCGGAGCAGTCATCAGGGTGATGCATCCGTTGCTTTGCTTGGAAAGTCGATTGGCAAATTTGCACATCATTCCAGCTAAGCGCAGCGGGAACGGGCCCATGCAGGCTCAGTGGGCGATCAACATCGCGGAGGCCTACCTCAAAACAATTCGCGGCCCGAATGCTGCAGACCAGCTTCCCAAAGCCTGTCGCGAGATTGCCGCGATTGCGCTTTCAGATCATGGACGGTACTGCTACGTGCACCATGGGTTGAACCCTTTGAGCGCGGTATCTCATGATGTGCTGACACTGGCGACAGCGGATTTCGTGGGACTGGAGTGGCCGCACGTGGTTGCACGTGTTGCGAAACGCCACGCCCGCTGGAAAGAGATTGCTGCGCGCGATCTTCCCCAGGTGCGATCACAGCCGGTAGAACCGCAGGAAAGTCAGTCCGAAGGCATTGCGGCGCCAGTGCGAATTCGTAGAGGTAATGTCAGCTAGCTGAGTCCCCTGTAGGGTTCGACCTCCTTCCCACTGGTGGGGAGGATGGGGGAATGGAAAAGAACCCGTTCTCCGATCCGAAGCTGGGCGTTGATCAGGCCGAGAGCGGTCCCAAAGCCAAGAATCCATTCAACGATCCTGAGCTGGGCAAGGACCAAGAGTCGCTCTCTCGCGGCTTCAAGACGGCCATGCGCCAGATCCCGCAGACCATTGGCGGGACCATCGGCCTCGTCGGCGATGCCGTTGGCTCCGATGCCATGCGCGACTACGGCATGGACATCTACAACAAGCAGTCCGAGAAGATCAAGGATCTGTCTCGCGACAGCGATTCCTTCACCAACGTCCTGAAGGGCGAGGCCGACCCGGGTGAATTCCTTAAGTACGGCACTGGCTACGTGGGCGGCCAAGCGCTCACAGCTCTGGCCACCGGCGGCGTGGGTGGCTTCGTCGGCAAGAAGATCACGCAGCGCGGCATCAGCGCCGTGGTGGGGGAGGAAGCGGCCAAGGCTGCCGCGCGCCGCGGCGCGCAGATAGGCGCAGGCGCCGCGCTTGGCGGCAGCAACTTCGTGCAGGAGGCCGGCTCGATCTATCCCGAGGCGGTCGAGCAGGCCCAGCACGACGGCCGCACGCTGACCGGTGGCGATCTCGCGCGCGTGGCCGGCGCTGCGGTCGGAGCTGCTGCGGTGGACACGGCGGCCGACGCGCTGATGCTCAAAGGCGTGGCGCATGGCGGCTCGTCAGCTTCCAGCATCGCGAAGCGTGCCGTGCGGACCATCCCCGCCGGCATGGCGCGCGAAGGTGCCACCGAAGGTGTGCAGACTGGCATCGAGCGCTGGGGTGCGCAGCAAGACCTGACGAGCCCGGATGCGATCCGCGACTACGTGGATTCCGCTGCGTTGGGCGCAGTTGGCGGTGGGCTCGGTGGTGCCGCGTCTGCCATCCAGCGCCGCGCGGACGCGCCAGGCGTCGCAGCGCCACAGGAACAAGCAGGGCCGGCCGCGGAGCCACTACAGCTCGGCAACCAGCCCGATCCGCTGATTGCGTTCCCTGATGGCACGGTGGGTCGGCAGGCCGATGTTGACACCTACCTCGCGCGTCTGCCCGAGGACCAGCGCGCAGCTGAACGCGCACGCATGATGGGCCTGGAGCCGCAAGCCTCCCCGCCCACGACAGAAGCGCCAGCGAGCGCGCCCGCCGCAGCGACGATCCCGGCCGATGCTGTGGAAGCCCGATCGGCTGTTCCCGTTGTGCCGCCTTCGCAGGCGATGGGCATTGATCCGGCGGCCGGCCCGTTGTCGGCCGGTGCGGCGATCGCGGTCGATTCCGGCGTGCATGGCAAAGTCTTGCAGGATGCACAACGCCAGGCCGACGCCGAAGCGCTGGCCGCGCAGGAGCAAGCCACCGCTGCGAACCGCGCTGCGCCGCCAGTGCTCGACTACTCCGACCTCGACGAGCGCGACCGCTCGCTCTACGACGACTACTTCCGCACGCTCGACCACCAGACCGAGGGCCACATGGCCGCTGCGCTGGTAGACGATGTGCCCGACTTCGGCGGCCGCAACGTCACCGATGAACAATTCCTCCGCGCCCTGGGCGCGAACGATCAGGAGATTGCAGATGCCCTTCAAACTTCCCGCGGAGCCCCAGGCCCGGAAGAACGTGCTGGCGGCCTTGCTGCGCCTGCGGCAGATGTCGCCGAAGGCGCGCGACCGCCTGCTGCAGCAGCTCAGGTCCAGCAACGACAAGCCGAGCCAGCGCAACCAGTAGCCGCCCCTGCAGCGGAGCTGGCGTCGGCGCCGACCAGCGTGCAGGAGGGCATCGCTCGCGCCCGCGGCCGCAACCCGGAGGTCGTGCCTGCTCCTGCCGCGGCCGCAGCACCACTGCCCAGCACGCAGAGCACCCCAAGCAGCGACGTGCCGGGGGCCAAGCGCGAGAAAGCCCTTCGCCGAGTGGAGGAGGGCAAGGCCTGGTTCTTGTCTCAGGAAAAGGCAGTCGCCTTCGTGAGCGACTCCGGTCTGAACGAAACGCATCGGATCGTGCCTCAGAACCGGCGCTTCGTTGTGCAGCAGAAGGATGCCGCGTCAGCAGCCGAGGTGGCGCCGCAGGCCGGCACGAATGGCAGCCAGCCAAAGGGCGAATGGACCGCTTTCGCGAGCGACTCTGGCACCAAGGGCGTGCCGCGAGCCGAGATGCCGCAGATCAAAGCCGAGCACCGCGGCGCGATGACCAACTTCATGAACGCCCGCGGCATTGCGCATGCAGAGGAGACCGTGCCAGCTGCCAGCCTCAAGCCCACGCAGGCAGAATTCAGCCCAGCGCGCGTGCAGCAGGCGAAGGAGTTCCAAGGAGGGGACCGCGCTATCCTGGTGTCGCGCGAAGGGCATGTGCTCGATGGTCACCATCAATGGCTGGCAGCGCGGGAGCGCGGTGAGGACGTCCGCGTCATACGTTTGGACGCCCCAATTCAAGACCTGCTCACAGCGGCGCACGAGTTTCCGAGCTCCACCACCGACGCGGCGAGCGCTTCGGTGCGGCCGACTGCCGTAGCGCCTGAAAATGCCGCCGGTCGTGGCAGTTCATCCGAGAAGCCAGCGCGCGGGGTTGTCGCGAAGGTTCGGCAGGCCAAGGCAAAGCGAGAGCTGAAGGCGGATCGCATCGCGCGTGAGGCGGACGAAGCCCGCGCCGCCTATTTCACGCCCGGCAACATCGTGCGTAGCTACGGCGGCTTCGATCGGGTCGTCAGATATACCCCTGCCGACTCGGACGGCAAATGGTCGGTCACCGTGCGCGCAGTCCGTCAGGTTGGGCCGGGGACATTCGAGCCCATTCCTGGTGAGCACGAGCGCACTCACGGTACCGAGCCCAGTGCGCGAGAACTGAAAGCGGGCCCGGAAGTGCGCGTGGCCGCGCCACGTCAAGAAGCAGCGAAGACCGCGCCCGAAACGCAGCCGGCCTCGACAGTCGCCGAATCGATCCAGGATGCCGGCGAGAAGATCGGAGGGGCCCGCAAGGATCGCTGGAAAGAGCGCGGCCTGAACGTGGCCGACCTCAACGAGATGAGCGAAGCCGAAGGCGCCGAGCTGGTCACGAAGGCGAACGTCTGGAAGCCCAACTGGGCATCGCTGGTCAGCGAAGGGATGAAGCCGGAGACGGCCGCATCGGCGAAGGTGATCTACGACCGGTTGGCAGCGCAGCCCAAGGACAACACCCCGTCAGGGCGTCGCCGCTACGTCCAGATGATGCAGGCGGTGCGCGAGGTGTACAGCAAAGTGACGCCGGAAAACCTCCCGGGCGCGTCCTCTCGGCTGCGGGATGCGGTGGGCTTCACCGCAGCCGCTGCAAGTGAGGATGCCGCTGCGCGGAAAGCTGCAAGCGAGTTGCTCTTCTCCGTCTACAAGGGGCGCAGCGACCCCTTCGTGCTCGACTACACAGATCGCTCGCGCGTACGTAAGATGGTGGCGGACGGGTTCCCTGCCAAGGGTGAGCCATGGACGCGGCGCTTCGCGGTGAGGGAATCGAGCGGCAAGAGTCTGACACCGCGAGGACGCGAACTGACCCTCGAGGAGTCCGCCGCCGCGGGCACGCCGCTGACTGCCGAGCAGATCGCAGGCTCCTACTTCGAGGTGCGTCGTCAGATCGGCGGCCGCGCGCTCGCTTTCGCCATGACACGCGCGGACGCCGAGGCTGCCGCCCGCCGGATCTACGAAGCGGAGCTGGCCAGCGCCGACCGCAGCAAGGACCCGGAGCGCCCGCACCTCGATGTGCTGCGTCGCGAAGGCTTGCCGCAGCGACTGGACCGCGACGCCACGCCCGACGACTTCATCCGCGACTTCGGTTTCCGCGGCATCGAGTTCGGAAATTGGAGCGCCCAGGACGAGCGCCAGCGCATCATCAACATGGCCTATGACGGGCTGAGCGACCTGGCGCAGATCATGGGGGTGCCGCCCTCGGCGATGAGCCTGAACGGAACCATGGGGCTGGCGTTCGGCGCGCGCGGCGGCGGCCGCTTCGCGGCGCACTACGAGCCGGGCCGGCTGGTCATCAACATGACGAAGCTGCGCGGCGGCGGCAGCCTGGCCCACGAGTGGGCGCACGCGCTCGACCACTATTTCGGCGAGCTGGGGCAGAGCGACGCCTATCAGCGGGCCGCACGCGGTGCGAGCGGTTGGGACACCCAAGGCCAATACGACGGCAGCCCACGGTCGTTCATCCAGCGCCGCGCGGACGGGCGGAGCGAGCTCGGCGAGCGGGCTCGGTTGGACAAGCTACGTCCGGAAATGGCCCAGGCCTTCGACCGGGTCATGAGCACGATCTACCGCGAGCAGCTCGATCGCGCGGCGCTCGTCCGTGATGCCGAACTGATGCTCGAGCGTGCACAAGCACGTCTGGCCAGCACGAGCGATGTCGACCTGAAAGCGATGTACAGCCGCGGTGTGGAATCGGCGCGCCAGCACCTGAACGAGACGCTAGCGCTCCCACCCGACACTGTGCGCCAAGGGCGAAAAGAGAGCAGCTACTACGAATCGTCCCTGGGCATCAGAGAGGGAAAGGAGAGTTATTGGACCCGTCCGACGGAGATGTTCGCGCGGGCCTTCGAGTCGTGGGCGTTCGACCGAATCAAGGCCATGGGGGCGCGATCGGACTACCTGGTGCACGGCGTCGAATCGGGCGTGCAGTACCCGGCCGGCCTGGAACGCGCACGGATCAACGAGGCCTTCGACCACCTCGCCAGCACGATCAAGACGCGCGAGGGCGACAACGGGAAGACCGCCATGTTCCGCCGCTCCGGCGATGGCCTTGCCGACATGACGCCGGCAGCGGCAGAAGCCATGCGAGCGCTGAGTCGCATGCCGTACTCGCCTCGCGCCCGACAGCAGGCGGTGCAGAGCGTGCAGAAGACGGTCGGCGCCATCCGCAGTGCATGGAGGAACGCCCCCGACATCGTGGTGGCGTTCGACATGAACGATGCGGCGGTGCCGGAGGCCGCACGCCGCGCCGACCTGCGCCAGCGTAGCGGTGGCGCTCGTGGGGCGCCGGAGGGCTTCTACTACCGCGGCAAGGCCTACCTGATGGCGTCCCGGCTGGCCACCGCCAACGATGCGGCGCGCGTGCTCTTTCACGAAGTACTCGGCCACCACGGGCTGCGCGGCCAGTTCGGCAAGGGGCTGGATGACGTGCTGAACCAGATCGGCACCATGCGCCGCGCCGACGTGGACGCGAAGATCAAGGAATACGGGCTGCGCGGCGTCAACAAGCTCGACCGGCGCGCCGCGGCGGAGGAAGTCCTGGCCGAAATGGCGCAGACCCATCCCGAACTGCACTTCGTGCGTCGCGCCATCGCCGCGATCCGCACCTGGCTGCGCCAGCATGTGCCGGGCTTCAGCAACCTGCGGATGACGGACGATGAGATCGTGCGCAACTTCATCCTGCCGGCTCGGCGCTTCGTTGAGCAGGGCGGCCCGGACGGCGAGCCTGGCGACGGGCTGCGCTTCAGCCGTGGTGACGCGGGCCCCGCCTCGACCAACAGCCTCGATGCCCCCATCGCCGCCAACGACGAAGGTGTAGCGAACTTCTGGCACTGGTACAGTGGGCAGGATGGAAGCCTCAAAGACACCCGAAGCAGCACGCAAGGATCTGGAGGAACTGCTGGCGGAGCTGCCGCCGGTGGGCCCGGGCGAGATGGCGGCGCACCTGGGCGACTCGGACCCGTTGATGCGCAAGGCCGCCCGCTCGTATTTTTCCACGGCACGCGAGACGACTTCACCGCGTTCGATACCGAGCACCCAAACCGAAAAGACGTAGGCTGGCTCGGCCGCGGCGTCTACGGTGCGAGCGACCCGGCGGACGCCAACTACTATGCCGGCGCAAAGCGCGGCGGCGGTGGGCAGCGCGTCATGCCGCTGTACTTCGCGGTCACGAACCCCTACGTTGCAACGCCGGAAATCAAGGCTCGGCTGAAGCGGGCCACGCAGGCGCAGGTCGATCGCTTCACGGCAAACCTGCGCGCGATGGGGCACGACGGCGTGACGCTCACTGCCGAAGATGGCTCGGTGGAGATCGTCGCGTTCGATCCCAGCCAGGTGAAATCGGCCATCGGCAACAGTGGGGCATTCGACGCTGGCACCTCGGACATCCGGTTCAGCCGATCCACGGTGCAGGACTTCGCCAAGAAAGCCACGGCTGAGCTCAACAAGACTTTCAATGCGCCCGGCAAGTTGTCCTGGTGGCACAAGACCGTGGGCACGATGTACAACCTCGCGGAGCGTTCGCCGGCCTTCAAGGCGGTATTCGACTCAGCGCAGGGGTTCGTCGACGACGTGAGCTTCTATGCCAACGACGCGGCCGAGCTGGCGCCGAAGCTGCTGCCGAAGCTGGAGACGTGGCGCGACATCAAGAAAGCGCCCGTGGCGGCGGCCGACAACGCTGCAGTGGCGAAGCCAGTCTTCGAAGGCACGCTCACCTGGGCGCGAGACGAACAGGGCAAGCCGGTACCGGTGCAGTCGCTCATCGATGCGGCGGCCGAGCTGTCGGCCGATCAGAAGGCGCAGCGCCTCCTGCGAAACGGGCAGATCGACGAGCGCATGCTGAAGGCATGGCAGGGCATGCCCCTGGAGTCCTATGAGAAGGCCATCAGCACGCGCTTCGAGTCGCGCATGCTGCAGCCAGGCGTCGTCTGGACCGATGCGGAACTGCGCTCCATGTTCAATCTCTCGGACGATCAGATCGCGCTCTACCACGAGTTCCGCGAGACGACCGACCGGAGCCTGGACACGATGGCGCGCGCCGACATGCTGCGTTTTGTGGGCGACGATGCCAAGGGCATGCGCGGCATGGTGATGGATGCGCCGGACGCCCAGGCGGCGGCCGTGCTGCTGCGCGATCACCTGGTGCAGCTGGCCAACGAGCAGCCTGACCGCGCGACTCAGATCCTGAACACCGCCAACGGCATCATCGACCGGGCCGACAAGGTGCGCGACCTGCAGGCCCGCGGGTATGCGCCGCTGTCGCGCTTCGGCCGCTACTCGGTCGACGTGGTGGACGCTGCTGGCGAGCGGCAGTACTTCGGCCTGTTCGAGACAGCGCGCGAGGCCAACAACATGGCTGCGAAGATGCGGGAGGAGTTCGGCGATGCCACAGTCACCCAGGGCACGCTCTCGGAGGAGGCCTTCAAGCTGTTCGCTGGCGTGACGCCTGAGACGCTGGAACTGTTCGGCAATGCCCTCGGCCTCGATTCGACCGGCGACAGCGCGCAGGACCAGGCTTTCCAGGAATACCTGCGGCTGACGAAGACCAACCGCAGCGCGATGCGGCGGCTGATCCATCGCAAGGGCATCGCCGGTTTCGGCGAAGACGTGGGCCGCGTGCTGGCTTCCTTCATCTACTCGAACGCGCGCCAGACGGCCGCCGGCCTGCACATGGGCGACCTCGGCGAGGCGGTGCAGGCCATCCCGAAGGAACAGGGCGAGCTGAAAGATGCCGCCGTGCGCCTGGCCGACTATGTGAAGAACCCGCAGGAGGAGGCGCAGGCGGTGCGCGGGCTGCTGTTCGCGCAGTACCTGGGTGGCTCGGTGGCGTCGGCGTTCGTGAACATGACCCAGCCTATCGCGGTGACGATGCCGTGGCTGAGCCAATACGGCGGCGCGCACGTGGCGGCCGCGCAGATCGGCCGGGCGGCGAAGAACATCGCCACGCGCGGCTTCGAATACGAACCGGATCTCGCTGCGACTCTCAAGCGCGCCGAGGACGAGGGCACCGTGAGCCCGCAGGAGGTGCACCAGCTGATGGCGCAGGCGCGCGGCGCGAGCTCGCTGCGCTCCGGCGATGGCACGCGCGGCGGCGAGCTGCGCGCGATGGGCCAGAACGCACTGTCGCGCTTGTCGCTGGCCTGGGGGAAGCTCTTCGGCGCTGCCGAGCAGGTTAACCGCCGCATCACCTTCGTCGCGGCCTACCGCACGGCGAAGGCGCAGGGCATCGATGACCCCGCAGGGTTCGCGCGGAAGGCGATCACGGAAACGCAGTTCCTCTATAGCAAGGCGAACAAGATGGAGTGGGGGCGGGGCGCCATCGGCGGCACCCTTCTCATGTTTAAGACGTACAGCGTTGCCTACCTCGAGCTGCTGCACCGCATGTACACGCAGGGTGGGCCAGAGGGCAAGCGCGCCGCGCTGCTGGCGCTGGGCATGCTGATGCTGATGGGCGGTGCAGGCGGGCTGCCGTTCGAGGAAGACCTGGAGGATGCGGTCGACGCGCTGGCGCAGATGCTCGGCTACAACTTCTCGACGAAGAAGGCCCGCCAGGAATTCCTGGAGAGCCTGCTGCCGAAGCCGATCGCGCAGTTCATCGACAAGGGCGTGAGCGGGCTGCCCGGCGCGCCGCTGGATGTATCGGCCCGCCTCGGCATGGGCAACCTGATCCCGGGCACGGGCCTGCTGCTGGAGAAGACCAGCCACGCGCGCGACCTGCTGGAAATCGCGGGCCCGGCCGGCGACTTCGCCAGCCGCATCCTCTCCGGCGGCCGCAGCATGCTCACCGGCGACTTGGGCGCCGGGCTGCTGGAAATGTCGCCGGCCGCTGTGCGCAACGCGGCCAAGGGCGTGGACATGGCCGCGACCGGCATGTACCGGGATGCCAAGGGCTACAAGGTGCTGGACACGAACACGCTGGAGGCGGCCCTCAAGGGCATCGGCTTCCAGCCGAACAGCGTGGCCACCATCCAGGAGGCCAACGGCATCAACCAGCAGGCGAAGAGCTTCTACAACTTGCGGGCGCAGGAGATCCGTGCACGGTGGGCGGTCGGCATCTTCGAGAAGGACGACAGCAAGGTCCAGCAGGCGCGGGACGCCGTGGCGGACTGGAACGCCAAGAATCCGGACCAGCCGATGCTCATCACGGTGCCGTCGCTCATGCACAAGGTGAAGGAGATGTTGAAGTCTAAGGACCAGCGCATTGCTGACACTGCGCCGCGAGCCATGCGCGCCCAAATGCGCGAAGACGTGGCGCGAGCGCACGCTTCGTCGACGCCCTAGTCAGATTCGAGGAACGATCTACCATGCCAGAACTACTTTGTGGCTGTGGCTGGTGCTGGTGCTGGTGCTGGTGCTGGTGCTGGTGCCGATGTGCCTGTCTTTCCCTCTGCCGGTGGAGCGGGGGGGGCAGGAGGAAACGGGGCGGGGGGGGCGGCGAGGGATACTGGCTGCGGCGGGTTTTTGTACATCTCCTTAATCTCAGCAGACAAGATGCGCTCAACCGTGCCCAGCAGCATGAGGAAGTTGTAGCTGTATGACGAATCTGCGGAATCCTGCTCCTTGCGGCGCAGTGCGGGGTCCTGCGCTTGCAGACCATCCTGTTTAGGGGGCTGCGTTCTTTCGCCTGAGCTTGGATCTTTCGTGACAGCGGAAAAGATTTCTTCCGCTGTGATGCTGGGAAGTCCTAGCATCTTTGCCAGTGCGATCTGCTTGTCTCCGAACCCGCGCCTTTTTTCATCTTCGGGCAGCTTCGCAACGATCTCAGCGTACGCCTGCTTCTTGGGAAGGTCGCCGTTCATTGCACCATTTGCATAGGCTTGGCATAGGATATAGGAGCCATCCCGAAAGAGCTGCACACCCTGCGAGCGTCGCATTAGTTGCGCTTGTGCGACTGCTTGCCCGTAGTTGAACGAAGCCTTCGCCTTGGCGTTGTTCTCTGCCTCCAAATTGCCTTTGTCCGTAGGAAATTTGAGACTGCTGTCTTTGTCCAAGTCTACGGCCGTCCCTAGTGCTGCAGCAAATGACTGAGCTACATCAGGGGGAGGCTCGGCGCACGTCACATTACCAGAGCTCTTATTCTTCGTAAAAGCCATCCGCCTCGCCGCGGTGACAGCGGTGATGCTGGTTCCGTCTCCTGGACTCTCCGTTCTGTGGACGATAGGTACCCCTTCATTGGGTAGAAACAAGGTAGAGCACCCGGCCAACGACGCTAGAGACAGCACCGACAACGTCCCCACGGTAGACTGAATTTTTCTGCTCATAAGCCCTCCGGAGCTTTAATTTTCTGGAGCTATGGGAGCACCAACGCAGCATCCTGTCATCCCGCATTTGTGTGTTGTTAGCCCAGTTGGACTTGGAGTTGGCTTTCAGCCGCAGAGCGTGGCTACCATCCAAGGGGCGAACGGCATCAGCCAGGGCGCGAAGGCGTTCTGCAACCTGCGTGCGTAGGAGATCCGAGCGCTGTGGGCGCAGGGAATCTTCGAGGGCGACCAGCAGAAGGTGCAGGAAGCCCGCGACCAGGTCGCCGCGTGGAACCGGAAGAACCCTGAGCAGCCGATGCTGGTGCGCATCCCGGACGTGATGCGCCGGGTACGTGAAATGCGCAAGTCCAAGGACGAGCGGATCGCGGATACCGCACCGCGCGCAATGCGCGCGCAGATGCGTGCGGATGTTGCAGCGACGAGGGCGGAGTAGACTGCAGATGCCACCAACAGAGGAGACATCACGATGACAATTCCGTGCCCAAACTGCGGCAAAGAAGCAGAGACCAGCGGTGTCGTGCGCTGCCTTTGCGATAAGGACTTCTGCACTGGTAACCGTTGCGGAGCCAACGAACTGTCGGCCAGCTACAAGTGCGCTTCTTGCGGGTCTCAAGGCAGCACGCCGGAGGCCGATGAATACCGAAACAGATTCCTGGAGTAGCTGGTTTGCAGGGCTGTGACCCTGCCATTCCCTTCGGCTGGCGACCAGACCGCCATCGCGATCGGTCCCCTCTAGGGTTCGACGCTGCAGATCTGCCTCGGAATCATTCGAGGCATGCGAAACGAAACCATCGACACCCTGGCCGCCGTGGGCGGGAAAGCAACAGCCACCGGCGTGGGCATGACCGGCGTCGGTTGGTTTCTCTCGAACGAATTCTTCGGGCTGGTCGGTGCATTCGTTGCCGTCGCCGGCCTGCTTGTTGCGTGGTACTACAAACGCGAGGCGAACCGGCGCCAGGTTGTCGAGCATGAGCTGCGCGTTGCTCGCCTCCGCCTCGGCATGCGTTCCGACACCGATCTCGGCGAACTGGGTAGGGACGACTGATGAAGGGCATGCGCATCGCAGTGGCTGCGCTGACGCTCTCGGCGGCGGGCTTCGCCTCCTGGGTGCGACATGAGGGCTCGGGGCCAGTTGCTGTTCGGTCGGACGGCATCGAAGTTCTGAAGCCCTATATCCCCACCCAGGGGGATGTCCCCACCATAGGCCACGGGTCGACGCGCTACGAAGAAGGCCGGCGCGTCACGCTCGCGGATCCGCCGATCACGCGCAGCCGCGCCGAAGAGCTGGCGCGAAACCTAAACCACGCAGAAGAGCGGCGCTTCGCTGTCTCGCTGCCCGGCGTGCTGCTGACCCAGGAAGAGTTCGACCTCTACATGGATTTCGTCGGGCAGTACGGCATGCCCGACTGGTCGGGCTCCAGCATGCGGCGCGAGCTGCTGGCCGGGCGGCCGCGCGCGGCGTGCGATGCGCTGCTCAACTGGCGCTTCCAGGCCGGTCGGGACTGCAAGCTGCCACAGAACTGGGGCCCGAAGGGCTGCAAGGGCGTGTGGCTACGACAGCAGGCGCGACACCAGGCCTGCATTGCTGCGCAGTAGGGGGAAACGATGCTGCTCGACCTCAAGACGCCTCTGCTGTGGGTACTCGGCCTCGCGCTCGTCGCAGCACTGGCCACAGTCGGCATCGAGCGCACGCGCGCAGCTGGTGCTCGTGCTGATGCTGCTGCAGCTCGCAAGGATCTCGCCGACTACCGTGCCTCACAGGCCGAATCCGGCCGGCTGGTCGAGCGCGCGGCCCGCGCCACCGAACAGACCTGGCGCGCTCGCGTCGATGGAGTGATTCAAGATGGTCAAAAACAGATTGCCCGTGCTCGGGGCGATGCTAGCCGTGCTGGTGCTGCTGAACGTCGGCTGCGCGACCAGCTCAACGCCTACCGCGCCGCCGTCCGTGCAGCCACCGCAGCGGCCGGCCCTGCCGGCGGAAGCCCGCCAGCCGAAGCCGCCCTCGATCTGCTTGCCGACCTGCTCAGCGGGAGTGGAGCAGCTCTTCGGGAGCTGGGGCAATTCGCTGACGCCGCCCACGCCGCGGGCACCATCTGCGAGCGACACGCCGAGGCGGTGACTGAACCTTGAGTACTGCGAGGGGGGTGTCGGCCAATGCGGTCTAAAGACTGTATATTTATACAGTAGTCGGGTGCCTTGGAGGCTGGAATCCCCTGTTTATGGGACGCCTCAGGTACCCGGGATTTACTGGAGGCCCTGTATGCTTGACCCTATGGCCGGCCCGTCTCTCGAAGGACTACTGAATCCTGACCTCTTGCAGTGGGCTCGAGAACAGTCCTACATGGACTTGCAAACTGCGGCGCAGAAGGTGGCACAGACTCCTGAGCGTCTGGCGGAGTGGGAGGCGGGCACTCGTGTGCCAACGTTGAATCAGCTTCGAAATTTGGCAGATGTTTACAAGCGCTCTGTGGGTGTCTTTTTTCTAAGGGAGCGCCCCAAAGTTCCGAAGCGGCCTGTTGACTATCGTCGGCTTGAGCTTTCCTCTAGCAAATCGATGAGCCATCAGCTTGCGCATGGAATTCGAGAAGCAGAAGCAAAGCGAGAAGCAGCGCTGGAAATTTATGGCGAACTAGAGCAGGCACCGCCAGCCTGGGATCTTTTTCTCGACAAGAAAGCCCCGGCCATCGACGCGGCGGCAATTCTTTCAGGCCGCTTGGGAGTCTCTCGTACCAGGTGGCGTACGCCGCATGAAGCCTTGGCTGGATGGCGAAATGCCATCGAGTCGCTGGGCGTGCTTGTCGTGCAGCTGAGCAGGGTGTCAATGGGAGAAATGCGAGGCTGCTCACTTGCGCTCTACCCATTGCCGGTGATCATTTTGAACGGAGCAGACAGTCCACTTGGCCGGGTGTTCACTCTCCTTCATGAACTAACGCATTTGGCGCGTGCTGAGAGCAGCCTGTGCGACTTGACCGATGAGCGTCATGCAGAAGTGGACTCAGCCGTCGAGACATATTGCAACGCAGTTGCGGGCAACGTTTTGATTCCGGCCGGAGAGCTTCTTGCGCGGCCCGATGTTGCAAGGGCTGGACCGGAAACCGAGTGGGGCTCAGCAGAGTTAAGCGAGATGAGTCGTCGCTTTTGGGCGAGCCGCGAGTCAGTACTCCGTAGGTTGATGGATCTTGGCAAGACGTCGCGGGCTTACTACAGAGTCATGCGCGAGAAGTTCCAGCAGGAGTACCAGCGTGAGCGCGAGAAAACTGAAGGGTTTGTTCCGCCACATTTGATGGTTATGCTGAGCAACGGACGTTTCCTGACCCGCTTGGCACTGCGCGCATATAGCGCCGAAGCAATCACTGGAACAGAGCTTTCTCGTGTGTTGAGCACGAAGCTTGATCATGTTCCAAAAATTCGGGATGCTCTGAGGGAGACAGCCACTTGAAATGGTGTTTCGACACAAGCGCCCTTATCGAGCCTTGGGTGAGGCGCTATCCCCCAGATCTTTTCCCCCAAGTCTGGGAGCGCATTGCTCAGTTATGTGATGCGGGCGCAATCGTTGCACCGGCGGACGTGCTGCTAGAGATCGAGAAGCAGAAGGATGATCTTCACGACTGGGTGAAAAAGCTGGCTCCGACAGCGTTCTTGGCGCCCGATCGACCTGTTATGGAGGCCTTCACAGAGATCGTGAATGCTCATCCAGGCTTTATGAAGATCAACTCGACTAAATCAGGTGCTGACCCTTTTGTTGTTGCGCTCGCGTTGGTGAAGGGACTCACAGTTGTGACTTACGAGACACCAGCGAAGGCCGACGCCGCTCCCAAGATGCCTAACGTGTGTAGTTCGCGCGGAGTGCAGTGTGGCAATCTTGTCGACGTGCTCAGGGCCGAAGGGCTGAATTGATGATCTCTGCCGTGTAAGCCTTCTCTAACGCCAAGTTTCGCCGCCTCTTATTCCAGCGCAGTTTCGGAACCGTCAACGGCCACCATGATGCCTGGCGAGTCCTCAACGATCTCGATGGGCACGCCCATATGCTTGGTGACGCTCATGTCGCCTCCGCCCGGGATGGTGATGAGCTGCAGGCCGCGCAGATATTCTTCTCGCAGCGCCGGGCTCAGAACGAACTTCCGTGGGTTGGCGCTGTTGTGGGCCACCCCTCAAGGGCGCTCGCTGGATCAGCTAGATGAGATCCTCGAAGACAAAGAGCGGTCCTACTACGAGCACCGCATGGCCGCCTAGTGTTGGAGCCGAGCCATGCTGGCGGCGCGCGTGGCTGCTCGCAACCGCAGGTCTATTTTGGAAACTTGGGCGCAGGTTCGAGCGGCAGACCCAACAACCTCGCGAGTGTCTGGAGTTCAAGCTCTCTACGCTGCTCCTCTTGCTCGCGTTCGTCCTCAATGGCTGCTTGCGTAACTTCGAAGGCCTCGTTCAACTTCAACACCAGTTCATCGAAGCGCACTACCGCGCGATTCACAATTTTGCAGCGCAAGACCTTGCCTTCAAGAGTCAACTCGATCCCTGGTGGAAGTCTCTTCTTTGACTGCTCAAAGGCGTCGTAGGGCATCGCCTGATCAACGTTAAAGGAGAAGTCGTCCTTTCCGTTTGCCGAGTGGATTTCGCTAAGAGACTGGATCTTCATGAGTTACTTCTAAGGCCAAAAATACATCGTATCAGTGGGAACGGAAGTCTGGCTCTCCGCGCCAGAGCGCGTTCGAAAGACTGCTAGAATTCCCGTACACTCCGCTGCAACCCGCATGGATGTTGGCTCGACGCCACAGATTGTGATTCTGGTCGTCGTGGGTTCGAGTCCCATCAGCCACCCCAAAATATCTCCTTTGTGCTATTGCGCAATAGCACATTCAAAGGAACAAAAACGCCGGGCTTGTCCCGGCGTTGTCTTTTTCGGTCGCCGCATCTTCTGCGATCTTCACGCCGAAGCCTCTTTTTCCCCTCTTGACTACCTATAAGCCGCGTCCGGCGGCCATCGCTTTATGTTGCGAGTTGTTGCACTAATGCAATGCGGCACAGTTTTTTTCGCTCGTTAAGGCACTTGTGCCAAATGTAAACTGAATTAAAATCGCCCCGTTTTCAATTTCAGGAGTCCAAGAATGGCTTCGACCCTCGCCGATATCAATTCCCAGATCAAGAAGCATGACGAGCAGATTGCGCAATTGCGCAAGCAGGCCGAAGACCTGCGCAACCAGGAACGCTCAGGCGTGATCGAAGAGTTGCGCCGCAAGATCGCCGAATACGGTTTGACGGCCTCCGACTTGAAGCTGACCGGCCGTGGGGGCTCCGCCAAGCGCGCTGCAAGCGCCGCTCCGGCCAAGGCTGCCGCCAAATATCGCAGCCCGACCGGCGAAACCTGGTCCGGTGGCCGTGGCCGCAAGCCGCGCTGGGTGACCGAGGCATTGGCCGCGGGCAAGTCTCTTTCCGATTACGAGATCAAGTAAGTGCCCCTGTTTTCGCTGGGCAGGTGCCCAATAAAAAAGCCCGCATGAGCGGGCTTTTTTTATTGGGCGCAGGAGCGTAGAAGGGCGGCGCGCTCAGTTCACCATCACCAGTTTTCCTTTGACGCCGCGCGAACCCATGTGGGCGTAAGCGGCCTTCAATTCGGCCATCGGCATGGTGCTGTCGATCACCGGCTTGATCTTTCCCTGGCCGTACCACTGCGCCAATTCCGCCATCATCTGCGCATTGGCCTTGGGCTCGCGCTTGGCGAAATCGCCCCAGAAGACACCGACCAGCGAGGCGCCTTTCAGCAGCGTCAGATTCAATGGCAGCGACGGAATCGGGCCCGATGCAAAACCGACGACCAAATAACGGCCGCGCCACCCGATGGAGCGAAAGGCCGGTTCCGCAAAATCGCCGCCCACCGGGTCGTAAATGACATCCGGGCCTTTGCCATCGGTTGCGGCCTTGATGGCGTCGCGAAAACCGTTGGGCAGCGCATGCGTCGTGTAGTTGATCGTCGCGTCGGCGCCAATGGAGCGGCAAAGCTCGCATTTCTCGTCGGTGGAGGCGGCGGCGATCACCTTGGCTCCGGCGGCCTTTGCGATCTGGATGGCCGCCGTGCCCACGCCGCCGGCCGCGCCGAGTACCAGCACGGTTTCACCGGCCTTCAGCTGCGCCCGGTCCATCAGCGCGTGCCACGAGGTCGCGTAGATCATGATGAATGCCGCCGCGTCGACATGGCCGAAGCCTTCCGGCAGGGGCATGCACAGCGCCGCGGGCGCGAGAGTGTGGGTGCCGAAGCCGCCCGTGCCCGAGAGGCAGGCCACGTTC